CGCCGACGGCTTGGGCTGCGAAGCGCCCCGCGGGCGGCGTCGCGGTGAAAGGGTAGAGCCATGATCTGGCTGAAGGGAACCATCTCCGGGCGTGCGGTGTTCGTCCGCCAAGAAGACCTATCCCGCGGCCGCTCCTTGTTCGTCGCCAAGACCGGCAACACGTGGGGCGCCTACTCGGCGCGGGACTGGTTGGACGCCCCCGGAACCGATGCGACCGCCGACGAAAACGAGTGGTGCGATAAGGTGGTGTTCGTGAGCAGCAACGGCGGCGGGTCCGCCTATTTCGACGTGCGCTGAAAAAAGGCTTCTATGGCTTGTCGCGAATGTCTCCGCCCCTGCCCCGAGCACAACATCACGCACTGCGCAACGTGCCACCACCACCCGGGCGAGTGCCACGTGGGCGACTGCGAACGCCGGGCAACCTGCAAGATCGTGGTGACGCGGAATACCACGGGCGCCGTCGTCGAAACCATCCACGCGTGCGGCAAGTGCGGCCCCAAGAAGGCGGACCGGACGGAGCGAGCGCTGTGGACGGCAACGGTGGTGCAGCTCTAAAACGTAAGCGCGCCACTTGACGCGTCCCGTCCGCTGATTAAGGTGTCCGCATGCCGCTCTCGAACGCCGCCATCGGTCGCATCCACGAAAACCACAAGGCCATCATCGCGCGTGGCCCTTGGCGCTTTGATGGTCTCCAGCCGGCCCGCTACGAGTCGCGCCCCGCGGAGGACGGTGTCGGAACCTGCGAGGTCCCGGTTTGCGCCGGCACTTGCGCGATCTGCGGGCAAGGGATCTGCGATGTCGTGTGGATCGCTTCGGCGTCCGAGCGGCTGATGATCGGCGTCGACTGCGCGTCGACCTTCGGGGCGGCGATGCCCAGTACGCCGTTGACGCTGTGTGTGTCGACCTCGACCGCGGGCTCACGACGCACGGAGAAGAGTGGGCCGCGCTCGTCCGCCGCGACAAGATCGAGCGGCTCTGTCTGCTGACGAAGGCGATCGTCGTCGGCCCCGTCGAGCCTTGGGATGGGTCGCGCTTCGGCGATGGCAACGGCGGCACTGTGGAGCGCCAAGCGGACGGCTCGATCGTGGGAAGCGGCCTCTACCCGCCCGCGCTCGACTGACCGCCGCCCGCGTCGAAACGCCCCGCACTGCCCGCAAGGGTGGCCGGGGCTTTCGGCAATAGGAGGCTACCCAATGGCACGAGAGAGCAAGTTCGCTGCGTTCGTTCACGAGTACAAGCCCGGCCGGTTCGTGGTCGCCGCGTGGAACGAGCGCGCCGCGCAGTACCAGGCGCCGATGACGGCCGAAGCGAAGCGGCTCACGAACTGCTCGACGGTCGCCGCGCGGTCGCTCGAAGCGTTTGCGTCTGACCCGAACGTGTACCGCTACAAGTCGCGCGCGTCGGCACTCGCTCGCGCCAGGGCCGAGTTCGGCGACGAGGTAGCGCTCAACGGGTGAGAAACCGTAAGCGAGCAACTTGACGCGCGCAGCGGAGTGGATAACTAGAGTGGGCCGCGGTGATGCGGCGAGGAGAGAGCGACCATGATGCACCTTCCCGCTTCGATGCTTCCCGAGACCTCGCCGGTTGCCACGCTCGCGAAAGCGACGCTGCTTTTCAAGCAGAACATGAGCCACAGCTACACCGTCGTCCGCGCCCGCGACGTCAAGGTGTTCGTGGCTCCGCACGCGCAGCATGCCCGCGGCGTCTACTGCGGTTTTACGGTCCGCGGCGCTCGCAGGGTGCAAGCGTTCGTCGAGGGGTTCGAGCCCACCCTGATTGTGGTGGACGGCTGGCCCGATGTCTCGCTCGCGGGCGACTGCCACGCGCCGGCCGACGCAGGCAACGGCGTAACGGTCGCCAAGGGGCGCGCGATGTCATGCTCGCCCATGTGGGGCCACGAGGCGCGTGCCGCGGCTCACAAGGCCGGCAAGGTGGTGTTCGATGCGCACAACTGGCTGGACGTGCCGCAAGCGGCGTAGGCGACGACAAGGCAGCCCGCCCCGCACGTCTCGGAAAACCGAGGCCGCGGGGTTCGCTGCGTTGAGGAGCCAAAACAATGAGCGAGACCGTCACCATCAAAAGCACCGTCGACCCGCTGTGGATCGAGTTCTGCACAAGGGACCGCGACGTTTTCGGCGCGTCATGCTGCGGCTCGTTCCTCTTTGGGATCGATCAAGACGACGACCTTGGATGGCTCGTGTTCGAACACGAGGAGAAGCACACGATCGACAACGTGCCGAACGAGAAAAAGGCGGTCGCCGCGTGGCGCGCCGGCGAGTCTCTTCCAAAGGGCTACTATCGCTTGGACTCCGAAGCCGCGAAGAAGGCTTGGATCGAGGGCGTCAAGTGGCGCGGGGAGAAGTGGTACGACAACGGCGACGCCATCGCCTACCAGTACGCGATCCAGCGGGCGCTCTTCGACGAAGAACGGTACGCCTGACATGGACGCTCATCCTGCCCCTGCCGTGGATCCCATCATTCCCCGCGCGTGTGCCGACCTCGCGACGCTCATCCTTGCCCGCGGCGACGTGCGCGCCCACCCGTCGCAAGCAGACCTCCGGCGGAAGCTCCGCGGCGCCATGGAGGCCGAAGCGAAACCCTTACTCGTGATGTACGGGTTCCGGTTCTCGCTCGGCAACGGGGCGCTCTTTTCGTACCAGGGGCTCCCGCTGTGCGTGCGAGTCGAGGACGTGGACAAGTGGCGAGCCTTGACGGCGAAGCCGCGGAGGACCCGATGAAGTGGATCCAATACGAGGGGCGCCGCGTGTCGCTGCCCGAACTGGCGACGATTCTCGGGGTGGCCCGCGCCACGCTCGCGCGACGGGTGCGGGAGCACAAGCGGCACCGCATGACGCGGGAAGAGATGCTCACCGCCGGCCCGCTGCCGCGCGACGCGCCTCCGGTGAAACGCCAGCCGATCGACGTGGACCGCCTGCGGAGCCTGCTGCAAATCTCCCACGGGAGCTATCCGCCGGTGGCGGCGTTCTACGGCGTGACCCGCGCCCGCGTTCATCAGATGGTCGTGCGCGCTGGCCTCTTGGGTTTCGCCCGATCCCTGCGTGCTGCAAAAACTACTCCCGTCCCGGCGGCCTGAGCGGCAACGGTCCCACGTCCAGCACCCTCCCCGCGAGCGGCTGCAAGTCGACCCCCAACCTCTCCGCCAGCGCCCGCAGCCAAGCGGCACGTCGTGGCTCCAGCGGCTCTAGCGCCGCGTCCACCGCGCAGGCTACCACCACCCCCCGCTCGTAATCCGAAAGCCGCCCCCATCGCCTCCGCAGCGCCGCCACGAGGGCCACGTGCTTCGGGTTGGGGTTCGGAGCCGGCAGTCGTCGCACGCTCGCAGGATAGGCCAGCGCACCCGCGCGAGCAACGCGGCGGGACACCGTGTCGCGACGTCGTCGCAATGACCGGCAATGAAAGCCCGAGAGCGTCCGTCGATTGTGACAGCATGTCGCGGCCCCCGGGGTTATCTAAGGGGTAGGCTGCGGCGTCGTGCGTGAGGGCTGCGACGTGAGCCGTCCCCCTATGGCCTACAACTGCGCGCGAGCACGGTACAGGGTTCGCCGCGGCGAGCCGCAAACGATCCGCGAACTGCGCCTCATGCGCGCGGGCGCTCGCGACAGGTGGCTTTCGACAGCGCTGCTGTCGGAGCACGCCGCGTTCTTCCTGGCGCAGCTCCAATGGCACAACGTGCGACGGGGCGGCGCCGAGGTGACCCTGTCCACGCACGTTGGCATCGGATGAGCGAGACGGAGAAGGCCCCGCGCAAGAAGCGTGGAAAGGCGCCGGCCGTGGTCGACAAGCCCGAGGCGCCAAAGAACGACTGGCGCTCGCAGAAATACGAGATCGTTCCGATCGATTCGATTCGGGAGCGCGAGGACAACGCGAACGAAGGCGACAAGGCCGCAATCAGTGAGAGCGTCGAGGCCAACGGCTTTTATGGCGCGATCCTCGTCGGCCCAGACGGTCGCATCGTTGTCGGGAATCACCGCTGGGCCGAACTAAGAGCCGCTGGCGAAACCGAGTGCCCCATCATCCGCCTAAGCGTGGAAGACGAGCGGGCCATCGCTATCCTGATCGCGGACAACGAGACTCGGGCCGGCGCCAAGCGCAACGACAACCGCATGGCCGACTTGCTGGCGCGGCTCCCCTCGCATCGTGGCCTCGGAATCAAGGCCCCCGACGTTGCAGCGCTGATTGAGCGCGCGCGCCCGAAGGTGGGCTATCTCGACCTCATGCGCGCGAACAGCGATGCAGCGGCGGCCGATGACGGCGACCCCGAAGAGGAGTCCGACGAAGGCGACCTCCCCGACGACGCCGAGCAAGACCTCACAGATTTTGACGACAACGACGGCGGCCCCCGCGAGGACGAGCCCGCCGGCCGTGTCGAGACGCCCCGGATTCCCCTGTCGATCGTACTGACGAACAGTCAGGAGCGGCAATGGTCGGAGTACAAAAAGAGCATCGGTGAGCGGCGCGACGGTGACGCCTTTCTGGTGCTGCTTGCGGCGGTGACGCGGACGGATGACGGGGAGTAGCGCCGGAGCGCGAGAGTGCATAGGATGAGTGCCATGCTTCGTCCCAGAACTATCCGACGTGCCCGGGAACGCCGCGGCGCCGTCTCTCGCGAATGGCTGCAAGCGATCGATGCCTCGGTCATCGGAGACATCATCCACCCGTCCAAGAATGACCGCGTGCGCGGCATTCACGCCGACTTCGTAACGGTCGACGATGGCGACGGCCCGCTCATCCCGCGGGGTCGCCCGGCAACAACGCACACCATCTTCGCGCGCAGCATGCGGCCGACTGACGCCGAGCGAAGGCTGATCCTCTTGGGTCGCCCGTCTCGCGAAGTCGTCCTGTCCTTCATCGGTGCGCAATGAGCGGCCCGATGGACGCCTTCAAGGTCACGGTTCATGCGGTCCCGGCCGACGAGCAACCGAAGTACGATTTCGAGTGGCAACAAAGCCCCGACGGGTCCGCGGCGGCGTTCGTGGCGCGACCGACGAACGAAGCCGCGAAGCGAGACGTGGCCCGCGCTATCCAGCGGCTCGCGGAGCACTTCGGCATCAGCGAAACTGAGGCGGCCGAAGCGCTACTGGCGGCGTGTCTCCAGCCGAAGCAGTCCCCGACCGAATGACGGCAAACGCGCCGGCTCCCTAAGATTTCACGCAAGCGAAGAAGAGCGGCGCCAGCGCGTCGCGCAGTCGTAAGGCACCGACCTCCCCCTTTCTGCCGCTTCGGGGCGAGCGAGCCAACGCCGCAAGGCCGATTGCGCGACGTCCGCGTGAAAGTCTATGCCCCAAACGAGCACCGTTCCGGCCAAGGCCGAAGCCTCCGACAGCGGGAGCAAGATTGATCTCTACCTCGGGGACTTTCTCATCTCGCCGGTGCCGCTGGAACTGTCGCTCAACTGGTGTTCGCACGCTTGCCATGTGTGCTTCGCGAACCTTGGGAACCCCAACCGCAAGGCCAACGTCCCCGCGATCATGTCGCAACTGGGGCGCGTGCAACATGGCCGCGGTCTCGAATCGCTCCTGATGCGGAGTGGCTACCCGGTCCTGATTTCCAACCGCGTTGACCCGTTCGCCAACAGCAACTACAAGCAGGCCGTCCCGATCATGGAGACCATGACGGCGGCCGGCATTCAGTACACGATCCAAACCCGCGGCGGCCGTGGCATCGACGACGTCCTGTCGTTCGCGCCCCCGTCGGTGTGGTACGTCTCGATCTGCACGCTGGACGACGCGCTCCGCAAGGAGCTGGAACCAGGCGCGCCGAGCACGGAATCGCGGTTCGAGTTGATTCAGCAACTCCGCGAAGCGGGCCACCGCGTCGTGCTTGGCCTCAACCCCGCAGTGCCCGAGTGGTGCCCCGAGCCCGCGGCGCTTCTGGAGCGTGCCAAAGCGGCCGGCGCCGAAGGCGTCTGGACGGACCCGTTGCACCTCAGCAAGAGGCTCGCGGACCGCATCGGCGAGAAGGGCCGCGCCGCGGTGACTCTCCCGCTTCTTGGCCGCTCGCAACTGCGGCGCCTTGCCCCCGAGGACGAACGATGCGCGCAGGCTGTCATTGACGCCGCCGCCGCGCTCGGAATGCCGTCTTACAGCGTCGGGCAGTGGAAAGAATCGACGTTCTTCGATCCGTTCCTGGACGTGTATGGCGCCGAGTGCCTGTTCCCCACCGCGCAAGACTTTCTCAACGCGTGTTGGTCGAACCTGGAACATGGTGACGTGCTCACGTTCGAGGACTTCGCGTCGTTCTTCTGCCCCTGGCTCCCCGAAGGCAAGTGGCCAATCAGCCGCTACATCGCCGCCAAGTTCCACGACTTCCTGAACGAGAACCGCGTGCCGTCCAGCATGACGTACCGCGAACTGCTCGCCATCGTGTGGTCGGAACCGCGCTTCGGTCAATGCCTCGCCCGACTGCCCTGTTTCGCCTACGCGGGACAGCGCACCGCCGACGGCAAGGGCTGGGTCAAGTACGTTGACGAAAACGGCCTTCCGTTCCTGATTTTCTCCCGCGACGAATGCGGGTTTGACGACTACTTCGCGTCGGCCGAGATCGTGCCGGACATCCACGGAATCGCGGGCGAAGAGGCGGTCAACATCCTCCTACCCAACTAGCGAATCATGGCCCGCCCGCCCCGCACTCCGAAGAAGGGCGACATCCCGGTCGCGCAAGAGACGCAGCGGGTTTCCAGGGTGCGCACGATTCGGCTCCTCATGTCGGAGTTTTCGTGGCGCAACGAAGCCAGCAAGATGGCTTTTTGCCAGCAGTGGAAATGCTCGCCGGCCACGATGGACGACTACGTTCGCGAGGCCCGCCGCACGCTCCGCTACGACGTCGCCGACCACCCGGAAGAGATCGTCCATCAACTCGCGTGCGGCGTCACGGCTCGCGCGGCCGACATGGTCCGTCAGATTGAGGATCAAGTCGAGGACGACGGCAAGGGCAACATGGTTAGCGCCATCGGCAAAGAGGGCAAGATGGGCTGGGCGGCGTACGCGCAACTCAACCAGACAATCCTCGGCGCGATGAGTCAGCTCACCTCGCTTGTTGCCAACCATGGCGGCGCGTTCATTCCGAAGGAACAGCGCGGCGAACCTGGCGACCCGCAGGCAAACGGTCGCCCCATCGTGAACATCACTGTTGCGCTTACCCCACCTCGCGCTGCCCCGCCGGTTGACCCCGCGGAAGCGCCGAGCGCAGAACCAGCCACGAAGTCCTGAGTGGATATCAACGTTGCTCTGAATGGTCCGCAGTCGCGGGCGTACGAACTACTCCAGCCCGGCGCGAGCGTATGCACCCCCTGGGGCCGCGGCGTTGGCAAAAGCTGGTTCATGCGACGGCTCTGGTACCTGTCGGTAGCCGAGCACGACGGTAAGATCCGCGAGGGCAACGACAACGGCATCCACGTCAAGACGCGCGGCGTGCGCATCGTTCACATTCAGCCGACGTTCAAGAGCTGCAAGGACATCCACGGAGACCTCGCCGAAGCGGAGCTTGGGCCCTTCGGTGACTGGGAATTTCTAGGCGGTCGAATCAATCGCACAGAGTGGCGCATTCGCTTCCCCGGAGGGTCCTGGATCCAGTGGTTCGGGATGAAAGAGGCCCACGCGAACCGCGGCCTCCGATGCGATATCGTGACGTGCGACGAAAGCGACGACATCGAGATGTCGTCCTACGATTCGGTTGTCGCCCCCTGGTTCACGGAGAAGTTTGCCCCGGAGCACCTGATTCGAAAGGCGCTTCTCGGCGGCACCCCGCGGCGCGGCAGGTACGGGCTGCTCTATCGCGAGCACAAGGCCGGGCTCGACAAGATCCCGGGCTGCTACACGGTCCACGCGACCTACAAGGATGCGCCGGAGGTTGTTGACCCCGCGTACATCGAAGTCCAGCGGCAAAAGCTCGCAGGCCGTCCAGAGGTATTCCGCCGGGAGTACGAATGCGATTTCGACTCTGCCGAGGGCCTGGTCTACGGCGGCATTTGGGATCACGACGTTCACGTCAAAGAGCCGCCGCAGGGCGTGCGCTGGACGGAGTTCCTTGTCGGGATTGACCATGGCTGGGAAGACCCGGGCGTTTTCATCCTGATCGGTGTTCAGGGCTCCGGCAAGGACGCCACCTGTTGGCTTATTGACGAGGTCCACCGCACCAAGACGCTCGAATCCGAGTGGTGCAACCTCGCCAGGAAGTTGCAGCGCGATCACAATATGCGGACGCCTGGCAATCCGGGCGGCATCCCGACGCGCTGGTTTGCGGACCCCTCCCGCCCTGACCGAATCGAAGCGTTCAAGCGCGCTGGCCTGTGGGTCGAGGCGGCCAACAACGCCCGCGAGGACGGCGTCTCTGCCGTGGCGGACCGCATGGCGACAAGGCCGGACCCGAACGATAAGACGGGCAAGCGGCGCATCTCGCGGCTCTACGTTTCGCCGAAGTGCAAAGAGTTCATTGCCGAAGTGGGCAAGTACCGCAGGCGGCGCGACCCGAAGAATCCTGACCGCATTCTCGACGAGATCGAGGACGGCAATGATCACGTCCTGGATTCCGTTCGCTACGGAATTTTCACCCGCTTCGGCGGCCCCGATCTCCGACGCATCGAAACCGGCCCCGGTTGGGGCAACGCAGCCTGAGAGGTTCCCATGAGTCTCACGATTCCGACTGCCGCCTCTCTCGGCGGGTTCAGCGCCGAGATCGCAACGGATCACGCCGCGGACGGCGACTACGACCCGCGGCGGACCTTCCGCCTGCTCCGTGGAGCCTGTCTCGGCACCGACGACTTTCTCTGCGAGGGTTGCTGGTTCGAGTACACCCGCACGCCGCTCGCGACCTGAGCCATGCTGAAAAAGTTCACCGACACTTCGCCGAGCGACGGTACCGCAGCGAACAGCGCGAACATCGTGACGGGCCTCGACGCGTTCGAGTCCATGCAGATCGTCACGGTGTTCCAGGGGGCGACCGGCGATACGCTGGATATCTGTCTCCAATACTGCGACGACCCGGACGGCTCGACGTGGTTCGATTACGCCCGCTGGCAGATCGCAGCCGCCGCCGCTTCGTCCACGCTCACGTACACCGTGACACGGCAGAAGGAACGTCTGACCGGCATCGCGACCGGCATGAACAACTCGCCCGCGCTCGCGGCGGGGACGATCATCGGCGGGGAGTTCGGCTCCAAGATGCGCGTTCGGTGGATCCCCGGTGCGTCCACCTCCGCTGGAGCGGCGCAGACGATCTACTTCATCGGCTCACCCGCCCGCCGCCGCGTCTGACTGAATGGCCCCCCGCATCCTTTCCGACGTCCAGATCCAGGAGATCATTCGCCGGCACACGTCCGCGCGGTATCTCCGGCTGGACCGCTTGGAGCGCTACGTCGCGGGGACGCAGTACGAAGGCCGCCCGTCGTGGTTCGATGACAGTGTGGAGCTGTTCTCCCGCGCTCCGTGTATCGTGGTGCCGATCGTCAAGACGGCGATTGCCTCGCACGTCGGGATGATCTTCCGCAAGGCGCCAGTCATCACGAGCGCCCCGGACGAAGACGAAACCAAGATCGATCCAGACTTCGGGCTGAGCGAGGACGACAGCAAGAAACTTGACGCCGGCATCGTTCAGGTGATGCGCCACGCGAACCTGATGACGGTCTCGAAAGAGGTGCTCCGTCGCGCCATGGGCGGCTCGTCCGCAGTGGCGGTCCCCGCGATCCGCAACGGGCGCCTCGCCGTGGACGTGATGTCGGCGAAGTGGTGTACCCCGAAGTTCTCGCCGAAGGACAATCGCAAGGTCGAGTCGCTGGAGATCAAGTACCCCTTCCTGCAAGACAAGCAGGAGGCCGCAACGGGCAAGTGGTACAAAGTCGTCATGCTCTTTCGCCGCGTCATTGACGAGACGAAGGACACCACGTTTCAGCCTGTCGAGGCCCCGGAGCGCCCCGAGATCGAGCCTGTTTGGACGCCCGACGCGGACAAGACGGTTGAGCACAACCTCGGTTTCTGCCCCGTCGTCTGGTACAAGTTCATGGGGCAGTGCGGCGCCACGCACGAGATCGACGGAGAAGCGATTCACGCGGGCGTACTGGACGAAATCACAGGGCTCGACTTCGCGGTATCGCAGCGTCACCGCGCGGTGCTCTACAACGCCGACCCCATCACGTATGAGACGGGCGTTCAAGAGGGGTTCATCCCCACAGAGACCGTCATGTCGAGCGCCTACATGGGGCCGATGGACGCGAGCGAGAACGCGCAATGGCGCCGCCCCGCAGGCCCCGGGAAAAGCGGCCGCCGCCGTGGCCCCGGCTCCGTCTGGCAGTACCCGAACCACGAAGCCAAGGTCGGCCTCCTCTCGCTCCCGAGCGATGCGGTGCAAGCCTGCCAGGTGAACGCGGGCGACCTCAAGGACACCATCTGCTCGGCGCTCCGCTGGAACCCGATCGACCCCAAAGAGATGGCCAGTGGCGCCACGCTTTCGGGCCGCGCGCTGGAGATCCTCTACACGGATCAGGTCACGTACGACAACGACGTGCGCGCCGACTTCACCGAAGGCGCCCTGCTCCCCATCGTCGACATGATGCTCCGGCTTCTCGTGACGATGAAGAGCCGCAAAGAGCGGATCTACCTCCCGGGGTACGACGTCCTGACAGCGCTTCTCGCCAAGTTCCACGACGAGAACAAGGCCGCGAACGAGTCGTGGATGACGCCGCGCCTGTCGGTGAAGTGGCCCGCGTACTTCACGCCGAACGAGGCCGACCAAAAGACGGTGTCGGACCGCACACGCGCGGACCTTCAGGCAGGCGTGATCAAGCTCGGAACAGCGGTCGCCGCCGTGGCCGAGATGTACGGCATCGAGAACCCGGCGCAGTACGCCGAGGACATGGAGAAAGAAGCCGCCGAGAATGCGGAATCGCTCCAAGCCTCGCAGCAAGCGCTTGCCGCCGCCGCGCAGAAGCCGCCGCCGGCCGCTGGTGCTCCCCCGAAGGTGGCCGCTCGCCCGGTGCGTCCGGTGACGCAGAACGGGAGCCGCAAACCGAAGCCGCCGAGTGCGGCAGCCCCCGCGGCGCCACCGGGCAAGCCGCCTCAAGCGCCGGGCGGCGCGCAAGCCAAGGTGATGCAGTGAACCGATACGCAAGCCATGTCGACGTGGACGTGTCCCCCGAGAACTGGGCAGACACCGACGGCAGATACCATCTCATGGCGCGCGCGGTTCACCGCTGGGTCGACTGCGCAACGGCGCAATGGATCCGCGACGAAGCCGCGAAGCGCGAGCACCCGACGGCTCTCGGCATGTCGGAGCACATGGCGGTGACGGTTTCGATCTCGAAGCCGCGTGTCGTGCTCCGGATGATGCTCACCGAGAAGCACACCGGCGCCGACGTGATCGCGTTCCAAGAGTGGGCGCGCGTCGGCATCGAAGCGGAGATCGCAAGCATCCCGAGCGACGCCGTTTCCGAGCACGGCAAGGCGAGCCGCGAGCGTCGCGAGGCCCAGTGAAGTTCGACTCCCTCTCCCCTCTCGGCGACGAGCAACTGACGCCCGTCGTCGCGGCGCTCCGCCAGTGCGTCTATGACCTCTCGGCGCTTCACGCGGCGATCTACGTCGCGCACCGCAACGTCAAGGGCCCCGGGGCGGAGTCGTTCCACAAGTTCTTCGGCGAGGTTGCGACGGTCGTTTTCGGGCACGTCGACACGCTGGACGAGCGGATCACGCAACTCGGGGAGACGTCGGACGCCACGGTCGAGAACGTCGCAGCGCGCACCACGCTCCCGAAGTACGACGCCGCGATCGTGGACGGCATGAAACACTGCCGCGCGCTTGTCGAGATGTTCCGCGCCGTAAACGAGACGCTTCACAGTGCCCGCGACATCGCCGACGACAACGGGGACCAGAACACCTTTGACGATCTCGTGCAGGCGTCGAAAGACCTCGAAAAGTACGGGGCGCGCATTGGCAATCACCTCGTGAGTGGCTAGGTTCGCGGGCATGACGTTCGAAGAAGCCATGCAGTTCGCGCCACGCAGTCAAAATATCCACAGGATCGGCACTCGCCGCCGGCCCCCCGCCGAGTGTCCTGAGTCTGTCTACTTTCACACCGCGCCGCTCTCGCCCATCTCCGCGCTCCCTGTTCCTGCGACGGAAGCCGAAGGCGCTGCCGCGGCGACGCTCCGGAGTGCGCTCTACGGGGGCTTCGAAGCGGCGGTGGCCAAGTGAGCGCGGTCCCCGAGGTCTACCCGCAGATCCGCGGCATGTTCGAGAAGGCTCTCCGCGGCATGGCCGAAGGCGAAACCGAAGCGGAGAAGCAGATCGTCTACGTACTGAACGAGGCGCGCGCCGCGCTGCCTTGTCCGTCGTTTTTGGCGGTGTCATCGCTTCGTGAGTGGAGTCTCCGTGTGCTCCTCGGGCCGAAGGCGGTCGACATTGTGTCCGCGTCTGTATCCGCTGACGCCGGGCACTTCATCGTGGCGCCATTTGCTGGGCAGGTCTCTGGAGCACTGGCGCTCGCCGCCGCGGTGATTGGCGCGCTGCGAGACAACCACGTCGTCATCATGCAGGCCGCGATGGAAGCGGGACCGAAGGTGATGCCGGCCGAACAGTGGCCCGCGCTATCCGACGACTTCATGGCTCAAGCGGACGCCGCGCAACGACGGATCCGCGGCTTCGCGGGCGTCTCCCCCGGGCCTGCTCGCGAGCCGCTTGGACAGGAGCGGACGGACGACATCGCACACCTGATGGCCTATGGCCTATACAGGGGCGCCGATACCATCTCCGCGCTGGCCACCAAATGGGGAGTGCCGCAGGACGTCGTCCGCGAGCATGCCCGCGCCGCCGCGTTGCAGTGGGTCGGATGACTCCCCCCGCCTCCTCGGCGGTCCGCAAAGCCCACACCGAAACCGCGCGGACCCTTCTCCACGTTGAGGCTCTAGGGCTTCACGTCCTGAAGGGCGCCGTGGCGCAAGTCGGCCCCGGTGACCCCATCGCGGTTGCCCGCCGCTCGCACGACATCGTCGCAGCGACCGTCCTCGACATCCGCGCCGCTGCTCGCATGCAAGGCGCCGTCCGCTTCGGTGCCGAGATTGCCGCCGCTGGCGCGAGCATCCCTCTCCCCGATCTCGACCCCCCGACGGACCTCGATCGCCTCGCCGCGGAGCGTGCCGCAAGGGGCTACTCCGACGCGCTGGTAAAGCAGGCGCAAGAGTGGTTCGCGGAGCACGACGCCGCGCAGGCGAACCCGGTTCTGCGAGCGGACGCCGCGTACCTCGAATCGATCGCAGCGACGGAGACGTCTTCGGCGTTCAATGACGAGCGCACGCGGATCGAGAAGGCGCTTGCCGCGGAGAACGCGGATTCTTCGTGGTGGCCGTTCCTGACGAAAACGTGGTGCTGCGACCTCGAAACGGCGCACCGCGCGCGACGCCTCGGCAAGAAGACGCGAAGCGGGCGCGCCGTGAGCGGCCCATGTCCGGCGTGCCTAGCGCTGGATAAGAAGACGCTCGGATGGGGGACGGACTGGCCCGGTGGGGTTGAACCTGGCGCTGTGCATAAAAATTGCAGATGTTTCGTGACCTTCCGCGCGATTCCGTTCGAGGTCGTTCGGAAGAAGCAAGCGGCGTAGCCCGCTAAAGGATTCTCATGCTCAATCCGATCGTCGCCCTTCTCCAGCATCACAACCCATTCCAGTCCCCTATCGTGGTGCATCGGTGCAAAGAGGGCACGACGATCGATATCCGGTCTCCGCTGCGCTCGCGTGACTGGTATTCGCACCACGTCTGCAATGACAACCCCGAGCCTCAGCCCATGCTGAACGTGCGCTTTCGCGACCGAACGGTGACGCTGTTTGCGTCGGACGCGTGCCTCGCGATCTCGCACAAGGCGCCGCGCGCCTACTACCGCGACGAAGTCCGAATCACGGACATGTGGCAGTCCGGTCCGTTGCCGCAGTACCCAACGTGGACCGGCGATGCGTTCTACCGCTACCTGCAACCGCTCGGCCTCAGAATCGACACCGCCGCTCGTCAGGAGCGCGGATTGGCGAAGTACAAGGCAGAGCATCCCGCTCCTGCGGAATCCACCTGACCGATCCCCCGCAACCACCAAGAGAGACCACCATGCCCAAGATGTCCGCCCCCGCTCCCAAGATGCCCAAAGCCCCCATGGCGCCGCCGTTCGTGAAGGGCGGCAAGAAGGGCTGCTGATGCAAGGCGCGGTGTTCTGCCCGAACTGCAACAAGGACGTCCACTCGTTCATCGAGCACGACTTCCCCGACGGCGCCGGCATCGGGCAGATGCGACCCGTTCGCAAGTGCGCCGAGTGCCGCCTTCCGCTCCCGAAGGCTGCGAGCACCGCGCCTGACACGTCAATGCCCGCCGCGGCGACCCTCGCGCCGGAGCATCCCGCCCCGGTGCCTGCGCAACAGCGCCGCGTCGTGGCCCCACGGCAAATCCAGCCCGCGCCGGTGCAAGCCGTTGCCGCCTCGCTGCTTGTCCCGAGCCACGACTACGCCGCCATGATGCGCGACGAACTGGCCGCGCTGGACGATGCCGAGCGGCAGATCCGCGAACGCCGGGTGTACCTGCAACGCATGATCGCGATGCTGGAACCGCAGGCGGAAGCGACGGAAGAAGCGGCCTAAGTGCGCCGGTTCGAATTGCACCGCGACGTGGACGCCACCGGCGTTTCCGGCGTCGGAGTCGTCGCAGAGGGCGTCGAATTCGGCAACGGGTATTGCGCGCTGACGTGGCGGACGATGAACACGTCGGTTGCGTTCTATCCGAACATCCAAACGCTGGAAGCAATCCACGGACACAACGGCGCTACGCGCGTCGTCTGGGTCGACTGAGAACCCACCATGAAAATCTGCCTTTGCTGCGGCGCCGAGTGCGCGCCGGTGGCGCCCCATTGCCCTGCGTGCGGTGAGGCGTCGTTCGACGTGTTCGTCGATCCGGCCGTCACGCTGGAGTTCACGATCGAGAAGCCGTTTTTCGCGGCTCCCCCCGCTCCCGATGCTTCGCCCGATGGGGCCGGTGAGGGCCCGACGCCGCCCGAAGAGACGGAGCCGGCGCAAGCCGACCTCCTCCCCGGCGTCCCCGCGACTCCCGCCAAGCGCGGCCCCGGTCGTCCCCGCAAGGGTAATGCTCAACGTTGAGCAACGGGCCCCGGACGGCAGTGTCCGAATTAGGACAAGCGGCTTTGAAATTAGGTCGGCGGCCACATGGGTGAAGTAGTCCGCTGGGCGGTGCTCTCGAGCCGGCCCGGGGCCACGATGCCACTAAGCGGTGGCACGTTAACACCGCTCGGTGTACCATCGCTGGATGAGTGATGCAACTGCCCAGTCTCGCACCTCCGCGACCGCGAAGCGGCTCGCAGACATTGCCGCAAAGGCGATCACGGCCGCAGAAGTCGCAGCAGCGAAAGGAGACTTCCTGGGCGCTGGGGAGGCGCTTTCGGTGTTTCAGCAAGCCGGACAGGCGCGCGAGCATGTCCTGTGGGTCGCCAAGCAGCGACGCGACGGCTAGCCAGGGGGTTAGCGTTTGCCGCCAGCGATCTGCGCGTCCAGTGCGCCAACGGCAGTGTTGCACTTGGTACAACGAACAATGCCAATGTCGCACGGCCCAACCCCAGGGAACAGAAGTGTGCGCGGCGCGATGTCGAACTCGTCATTTCCACACTTCCCGCACAGTGCTTTCTTCGGCACTCGCCCGGGGACTACCTTTGAGGTTGCCCTCGGCACTTTTGTTATTGCCATGCTGGCAATCGTTCAGCGCCATGGTGAGCGTGGCCAAGTTTCTGCGGTGCCCTACTCGCGGGGAAACAGATCGATCTGAACCATCTCCCGCTTCGCCGGACGCCACGAGAAGAGGTCGATCTGGCCGTTCTCATCGGTCACCAGCGCGGGCGCAGCAGGCGCCGCTGCGGGCACCGACGCAACAGGCGCCGCAGGCGGCATGACCGGCCCCGGCGCGGGAGCGGGGCTCCGTCTCCCGCTCGAGACGACACGGAGCCACCCGCGGCCGCCTGGAAGTTCTCGAGCGGGCCCTTCGGGCTTGGGGATGGTGAGCGGCTTCTTCTCGGGGCGCTCGCAGACGTCTTCCGAGAGCACCGCATCCATGAATTCCTCGAGCGACCACAGGTGATCGGTCACCCCGGCGGCAAGCGCGGGCGTCACGCGCGTCGTCCGCAGCACGTGGCAGAAGTTGTAGTGGACGTAGAACAGCGACGCGGCCGCCTTGTGACCTGCAAGCGTCTTGCTGAACGCCAAGCAGAGCCGACGCATGCGCCCGTTCTTGTGGCGCGCGAGGAGGTTGTTGACCTCCGCGCGGCTCGTGCTCGCGAGCGCCAGATCGGGCGTCCCGATCGCCGCTCGCTTCGTGATGAAGCTGTCCGCCCCCATGCGGGGCGGCTCGTAGCGGTGATCTGGCGATCGTCGAACACCGTGCGAATAGTTCTTGACGGTCTGTGCGAAAGGCGCCGCAGGGCCGAAGCCTGCGAGGATCACAGGCACGTACAGCGCGAGCCCGTCGCTGGTCATCAACGTCGGCATCACCGAGAGGCGCGAACGTAGGTCCGTCGCAAACGCCGTCGCGGCGGCTCCGTCGCGGCGCCCCACGTGGTACGTGATCGCCAGGCGGCTCGAGCGGTCGATCGCGAGCCAGGTCCACTGCTCGCCCCACTCCGCCGGGTCGGTTTCCTTCACGCGCGGGCCCTTGGTGTGGACCCAACCCCACTGCTCGTCCATGTCGACCATGGAGCACGAGAGATCGCGCACGCGGCGATTGTGGAGCCGATCGCTGCCCTCACCCACCGTGAGGCCGAAGCGCATGATGGTGTCGCGGTGGACGCCGGTCATCCGCTCGGCTGCGCGGATGCTGTTTCCGTCCACAAGCGCAGCGAGAACAGCGAGCCGCTTTTCGCGCGGCAACACGTTCGCCATGGGGGAGCCCTTGCCGTTCTCCGGCGGGTCGGGCATCCTCACGTTGCGGCGCTGGACGGGCCCTAACCCGTTCGGTGTTGGAGCCCCGCGGTGCTGATAACACCGCGGGGCTTTTTGTTTGGTGGCAGGGGAGATAGTAGCGCCGAACGCCTTGTTTTGCCGGGCAAACCGCACACTAGCTAGGACATGAACTGTCCGCGGTGGACACAAAGAGCGCGCCCAATGCACGGACGAGACCGCGGGTCAACTGAAAAGTGATGCTGATCGATCTGAATCAACGTTGATCAACGTTGATCAACTTTGTTCGTGCGTGCGAGTCTGCGGCATGCTAGCGCGTGCGCATGCGAGTTGAGACTGTCTACGCGAAGTACGATGTCGACGCGGCTACGCTTCGGTCATGGCTCGACGCCAGTCCCGGCGAGAGCGAGCCCGTCAATGGACGAGCGACGAAGCCGGAAGATGGCCCCGCCAACTTGCGTGGTGACGCCGTTGCTGATGATGGCGTCGCACCGTAGGTACACAAACGGTCCGTTCGCATCGTGCGCCAGGTCCGAGACGTCTACCGCTCCAAATGCGGCGGCAAGGTTCGGCTCCTTCTCCCGCAGAGACAGTGCCATCCCCTTCGTGGTGGCCTCTACGAATTCGCGGACGACAACGCATGTGCCGCTCAGCATACAGCCACCGACTAGCAGTGTGACCTTCCACCCCTCGGGGATCTTGTCCTCGGTTGCGTACCCGACTAGCCGATCACGCAGCGCTGTTGACGCTTTCTGGGTATCCATGCGCTGCTCCTACCACCATGCCTCTGGTGCCCGTAAGGGCGCCAGTTGTCCAGCGCGGAGCATGCGCTCCGGGGACATTCGGACAGGGTGGAAGGGGAGCGGAAAGGCTACTTGTCGAGGTCGCGGCGCCGCCGCAGGTACGCCCGGATCTCGTGGATCCTTGTCGACAGCGAGCCGATCGGGATCCGCAGCTCCGCGGCGGTGCTGGCGTAGTTGCAGCCATGGCGCAGGAAGGCGTCGAGGGTCACCAAGTCTAGCGCCCGAAGGCCGCGGGGCACCTGCGCGAGCGCTTCCCTGGCTTCCAAGAGGGGCACCGGATCGAACGTGGGGCGGATCTCTTCGGCCATGGCGTCGCGGATCCGCTTCGCTGCGACCTCGGCTCCGCGTAGTACTTCAGGCGCGCGAGGATGAACGGGACCTTTTCGTTGTCGACCATCGTTTCCACTTTCCCTGCGAGAAGAGAATGGACCCTGTCATTTCGCACGCCGCGGCAAAAGAGCTGAAGCACTCGAACCTTGATCTCACCGCCGCGGCACCGTTCGCGTCGGACGCGCAGATCAAGCAAGCGGTCGAAAAACTCCACGCCGCACGTCTCGAACTGGCGCTGCGCGTTCGCTGCGTCGACCACCTCCTCGGGCACCTGTGGTCGCCCGACAAGCGGTGCTCTTGCACGCCGGAGGAGATCCGGGCGGCGCTCGCGGACTACAAGGCGGACCGCGCGCCAGAGGCCGGTACGTGACAAGCAAGGCTAGGACATCGAATGTCCTAGCGCGCGAGCAAACCCCATGATTTGAGCCGGTTCGGCCTTACGTTTGGCGGACACAAAAGAGCCCCGCGGTGTGCAACCACCGCGAGGCCCAGAACGCCAAGCGGTGGTGCCGCTCCGACGCTCGCAACGGGAGCATGCGCACATCGCGGCAGAACGGCAAGGTCCGCGTGTCGCTCCTGTCTCTTGCGAAGCGCTCCGAAGTCGTCGCGCACCTCTGCGAAGGTGCGGGCATCCGACCGACGTCGCGCCTCACGAACGTATCGCAGCCGACGATCCTCTCGCTGCTGTTGAAGGTCGGAGCGGGCTGCGATCGTCTGCACGATCGGCTCGTGCGCGACCTCGACATCCGCGACATCCAGGCGGACGAAATCTGGTCCTACATCCAGAAGAAGCAGGCGCGGTTGAAGCCGACCGACGATCCGACGTTCGGTGATGCGTACACGTGGCTGGCCCTCGCGAGGACGCAGAAGCTCATCATCAGCTACCGCGTCGGGAAGCGCGACGAAGCGAGCGCGATGCTGTTCGCGGCGGACCTCCGCGCGCGCCTCGCGACGGTGCCACAGGTGTCGACGGATGGCTTCGTGTCGTACGCCACCGCGATCGGCCAGCACTTCGAGGCTGTCGATCTCGGTCAAGTCGTGAAGAACTACAGCCGCTCGCCGCGCCGCGTGCGCGACGGGCAGCACACCGATCACAGGTACGAACCGCCCCGCGATCCGTTCGCGGTGCGCACGCCGATCTTCGGTGCGCCCGAGATGGGGAGGATCTGCACGTCGCACGTCGAGCGCCTCAACCTCGACGTGCGCATGAGCACGCGTCGTCTCACGCGGCTCTGCAACGGGTTCAGCCGGAAGCTCACGCACCACACCGCGGCGATCTCGCTCTTCGTGGCGTTCCACAACTTCTGCCGGATCCACGGCGCGCTTCGCTGCACGCCCGCGATGGAGGCCGGCATCACGTCGACCGTGTGGAGCGTGGAGCAGCTCGTGGAGCGCGCGCTAGAGGTCGCGGGCGACGTTGCAGCGCCGCCGGTCAAGGTGCCGCTGCGCATGCCCACCGCAGCGCCGGAAGCGCCCGCTGTGCCCGTGCGTGAGCTTCCCAACGGGCGAGGGTTCCTGCGGCTGGTGAAGGGGAGCGGAACGCCCGCGCCGAGCGGGCCAGGACCGCAGCCCGGACCCGCAGCACCGGGACTGCCCGTGCAATCCACCGGGGAGACTCGCGACGGCGCATCGCTGCAAGAGGCGCCGCGGGCGTGGGAGCAGTTGGGATTGTTTGGCCCAACTGAGTAGTCGCGGAAGAGGACCGATAGTCACCACACGCAACTAGGCGCACGTTTTTCGCCTTCCGCGAACTGAACGCGCGTGCTACGAAAAAGCGACAGGCTGAGGTACGGGTTTGGAATCCGCACCGCACGCGGCTACCGGTGGCAGGGTTCGGGTTTGGAATCCGAATCCTGGTAGGACCCTGGGTAGACGCGCTCAGCCCGCCAGCGCTGCGGTTCGGTTTCACCCGAGCCGCAGCCACCCCCTTTCTTGACTCTACTCGCCGTCCTCGTCCTCCTCGTCCGTTTTGTCGAGGTCGTCTTCGCCTTCCGCTGAGTCCTCGCCTTCCGCTGAGGCTTTGGATTCCGACCCTTGATTGTCGCGAAGGGGCAGCGGCGCGCTTGTTGGGGTCGGCGGATAGATCGGGATTCCGGCTCCAAGCGCGTAGTACGCGGTATGCGGCCGCTCGCCCACGAACCGAACCGTCTTGTCGCGCATGCGGCTCAACTGACCGTGGAGTGTCTGTGGCTTCGCCTTCCGGTAGTGGCCCACGGCCCTTACGATGTCAGCGAAAGTTAGCCCCGGGTTGCGCCGCAAGACGGTGAGGATGATTTGCGCGTTTGTGGCTCCACGGGCAATGCTTGGAAAGGCGAGCGCCCGAGGCGGTTCGTTCGCGGCTCGGACGGGCGCGACTTGAGCAACGGGAGAGGGCTCGGCCACCGTCTTGGCAGCAGCGTTCACGATGGGGTGGGCGGGCTCGGGGGTGACACCACCGAGGCGCGCTCTCAGCTCTCGGAGCTTGCTGAGTTTGGCCATGGCCTCGGCCTCCTCCTTGGCCACCATCTCGGAGATCCGGGCCTTGCGTTCACGCTGCGCCTCTTCAAAGCGCCGCCGCTCCTCTTCCAACGCTTCCGCTTCTTCAAGCGCCGACAGTTGACGGTCATCCATGACTGCGAGGGACTCTGTAGCCTTCGTCTGCGTAGTCGTCAAATCCATCCACGCTGATCTACGCAGTACAGTAGTCATCTGTACAGTACTTAGTCTGAGCTACGAATTTTCTTGACTACACTACCACGCGCGGGGATCGCACGTTCGCGGAGTGGTTTGCGAAGTACAATCGGCGCACGTGGTGCAATGGATGCGAGGACCTGACGGGCTACTTGTCGAGCGCGCGCCGTCGCCGGATATAGACGCGGACCTCGCGGACGCGTGTGCAGACGGTGCCCACCGGGAGCCCCATTGCGCGGGCGGTGATGGTGACCGACCCGCCGCAACGGGCGAACACGTCGAGCGTCTCCAGGTCGAGACGTCGGAGCCCGCGGGGCACCTGGCGGAGTTCCTCTCGGGCTTCGATCCTCGGCATGGGGTCGAGCGGATCGTTGGTGCGCATCTCGTCTTGGAGGTGTCGCGTCCTCGCTTCGGTGCGCCGGATCTCGGAGCACACGCGCTTCAGGATCTCGTGCAGCCATGCCCTCGTGGCGTTCGTCACGTTGACGCCCTCGGCAACCACGAAGCGATCGGAAAGGATGAGCCGCGCGGCCCGCTCGAGCGTGGTCTGCGCGGCGTCCTCCCAGAAGGCGTAGGGCACGCGCTGCTTGACCCTCACGACGATCATGGTGCGCTCCGCGAGCACGACGGCCCAGAGGGCAGCTTGCGCGGGCGTCATGCGACACCGCCCGCGGTAGGCGCCGGAGCGACGTGCAGCGTGCTCGTGAGCAGCGCCTCGATCGTGGTGCCGGTCGCGCGCGCGAAGCGGTAGGCGACGCCCGCGGAGAGCGTGTGGCGCACGCCTGCGAGGCGCAGTGTGTCGCGGTGAACGCCCATCGCATCGGCGAGCGCTTGCCACCCTCCTAGGCGCCTGCGGGCGTTGTCGATCGCGAGGCGCAGACGCGCGACCTCGGCATCGTTGAAGACGTCCTCAACGGGGCGAGCGATGCCCCTGCGGCGTCGCGGCTTCGGTGGTGGTGCGGGGTGAACGAGACGGAGCGGCGGACGGATCGCCGCCTTGCCGCCGGTCGGCGGATCGGTGAAAGACGACATGTCGCGACCTCGGTTCAGGAGGTTTCGGCCACGCGCCCGGGGTGTTTCAGCACCGCCGGGCGCACTTGTGTCCGCCGAACCTACGAGGCGCCGATCGCTCCCGCTACGGGAAACGAAGCACTTTTAGCAACGAAGCCCCACCTTGAGCATCACCCCCGCAAGGACCCGCCCAACTGAACCTTTCCGGCCGCCGCAGTGGCGCGCCCTCTGACACGACACCCCATCTCAGGAGACAAGC